TCGCCGGCAGCCTTTGCAGTTTGGCATCACAAACAGCGGCAGCAACAAGCAGACCGTGTGCTGGGAGCTCCATGATTACGGGGCCAAGGTCGTAGCAGGTCACATCCTCGACGACAGCTTCTTCGCTTTCATCTGCAGCCTGGATGAAGACGACGATCCGTTCAAAGATGAGAAGTGCTGGTACAAGGCAAACCCCAGCCTCAAGGACGGACTGCCCGGGCTGCGTTATTTGCGCGACCAGGTGCGCGAAGCGCGGGGCATGCCATCCAAGGAGGCGCTGGTCCGCCGGCTGAACTTCTGCGAATGGACCGAAGCGGTCAGCCCCTGGATTAGTGCTGACTCATGGCGCAACTGCAAGGATGAACAGTTCGATCCGCTGCTGCTATTGGGCAGGCGGTGTTTTGGTGGTCTGGACTTATCCAGCACGCAGGACTTGACCGCGCTGGCTCTGCTCTTCGAGCCGGTTGACGATGATCCTTACTGGCGGTTGAAAGTTGATTTCTGGTTGCCTGGTGATGGGCTCGCCCAGAAAGCAGACAAGGATCGGGTGCCATACCTCAAGTGGCGCGATGATGGCTGGCTGAATGCTCTGCCGGGAAAAGCGATCAACAAGCTGGCGGTGCTGCAGCGAGTGGTCGAGATCACCAGTTCCTATGAACTGCAGGGCCTGGCATTCGACCGCTGGCGCATTGAGGATCTGTTGATGCTTGCGGACCAGGAAGGGCTGACTCTGCCGCTGATCCCGTTCGGCCAGGGTTACAAGGATATGGCGCCGGCGGTTGATGCTTTCGAGGCAATGCTGGTCGATGAAAGCCTGCGGCACGATGGCAACCCGGTGTTGAACTGGAATGCCGCCAATGCGGTGGTCACCACGGATCCAGCCGGCAATCGCAAGATTGACAAGCAAAAGGCAACAGGAAGAGTGGACGGTTTGCTCGCGGCGATCATGGCTGCAGGGCAGATCCTGAAAGAGCCTGAAAGCAATGAAATCAACCAGGGATTCGTATCTCTATGAACCAAGCCAAGCCAGCGATAGACCCTGACCGCCTCAGCTACAAGGGGAGCACCATCCTGACCGCCTGGAAGGCAGAGCGCGAAGCCAGCCGAAATGTCATCCGCAATGAGGGCCAGTTTTATCGCAGCAGTGATCCGCAGGTCATTGAGCTGCTCGGCGGCCGTGCCGCGTCATCCGGCTATCGCGTCACCGATGAAACTGCTCAGCGTGTGTCGGCTGTCGCGGCATGTATCCGGATCCTGGGCGGCACCATTGCCAGCCTGCCCTTGTCGATCTATGAGCGCACCGACGAAGGCCGCAAGAAGGTGGAGACACCGCTCTGGTATCTGCTGAACGAGTCGCCTTCGCCAGCCTGGACGGCTGCCACCATGATTGAGTGGTGGACGCGCTGCAACGCCCTGCGCGGAGATGCGGTGTCGCAGATCGAGCGCGACCGCAATGGCCAGCCCACAGGTTTCCTGCAATGGCACCCGGACCGCGTGCAGGTGGAAACCAAGGCAGGGCAACTGCATTACTACTTCCAGCCCAAAGAGGGGAAGGCCTTCGGCCTGTTCGCTGATGATGTGCTGCATATCCCTGGTGAAGGGTTCAACGGCGAAAGGTCGCTGAGCGTGATCCAGCATGCCGCACATCAGTCGATCGGTATCGCCCTGGCGGCTGACGATTTCAGCGGCAAGTTCTACAAGAATGGCGCCTCTCCGAAACATCTGATCACCACGGACGGCAAGATGTCGACCGAGCTGATTGACGAAATGAAGCGCCAATATGCGGAGAAGTACACGGGGCCGGAGAACGTCGGCAAACCCATGGTGTTGACCGAGGGTTTGAAAATCGAATCACTCAGCATGTCGGCGGTTGATGCCGAACTGCTCGAAAGCCGCAAGTACCAGGTCATCGACATCGCTCGCGCCTTTGGTGTGCCGCCCTTCATGATCGGTGCGCAGGAGACCAGCACAAGCTGGGGCACAGGCATTGAGCAGCAGACCTTGGGCTTCGTCAAGTTCACGCTGCAGGCCTATCTGAACCGTATCGAGCAAGAGATCAACCGCAAGCTGTTCGCCACCCCGAAACATTTTGTCGAGTTCAATCTGGACGGGCTACTGAGGGGCGACTCCAAGGCCGAAAGCGAAGCCTTGCGTCAGGCTCGCGGCGGATCGCAAGGCCCTGGCTGGATGACGCTGAACGAAGTCAGGCGAGTCAAAAACCTCCCACCCCTGCCCGCCGACAAGGGCGGTGATGATGTCTATGATCCGAAAGGAAACGAAGATGCACAAGAAACTCCTCCAGCTGCTGCGTGACAATTCGCAACGCCAGGTCTCAGCACTCAAGATTGAGAACGAGGGCGAAGCAGCCACCATCTATCTGTACGACGTGATCGATCCTTACTTCGGGATTTCTGCCGAGGATTTCAATCGACAGATCGCCGGCCTCAAGGGCAAGTCGATCGCGCTGCGCATCAACTCCCCAGGCGGGGATGTGTTCGATGGCCGTGCCATGGCCACCGCAATCCAGCAGCACGGCGATGTCACGGTCTATATCGATGGCCTCGCTGCCAGTGCAGCGACCTACGTCGCCCTGGCAGCCAAACAGGTGAACATTGCCGAGGGCGGCTTCTTCATGATCCACAATGCCTGGACATTTGCCTACGGCAACAAGCACGACATGACCAGCGCTGCCGATCTGCTCGACAAGGTCGACCAGTCCATCATCAACGATTACGCCAAAAAGACTGGCAAGTCCGTTGACGAGATTGTCGCCTGGATGGATGCCGAAACCTGGTTCACGGCTGAAGAAGCACTGGAGCATGGCTTCGTAGATGCCGTCGTCGAAGTCGGCACCCAACCCGCCAACACCTGGAACCTCAGCGCCTATGAGAAGGCGCCCGAGGCTCTCACCAAACCGCAGCTGCCAGCCAACACATTGGCAGATTATCGCGAGACGGCAGAGCGCCGCCTTCGCCTGCTACAGATCGCCTGACGCTTCCGCGCAGCGAGCCACCCGCCTAGTGCGGGTTTTTTTTCGTCCAATGAAAGGGAATCAAGATGCCTAAAATCCAAGCACTGCGGGAGCAGCGTGCAGCACTCGCGAAAGAATTACGAAACCAGATGGAAAACAAGGGTGATGCCGTCTGGTCGCCCGAAGACAAGCAAGCCTTTGATGCAAAGGCCGAGCAGATCGAACGCATCGATGATCAGATCGAGTCCATGCAGCGCGTCCTGGATCTCGATGCGGAGAAGAAGTTCGAAGACATCCCGACCATCGACCCCAAAAACAAGATCGCCGCGCAAAAGCGGGAAGCATTCGTCAAGATGCTGCGCCATGGTGAACGCTCTCTAACTGCTGAGGAGCACGCTCTTCTGCGCAACACGACCAGCACCACAACCGGATCCGAAGGCGGTTATACCGTGCAGAGCGATGTGGCCACCGAGCTGATCGACCTGCTCAAGAGCTACCGCGGCATGCGCGATGTGGCGCAGCAGATCACGACCAGCAATGGTGCGCCGCTGTCCTATGCTAAGAGCGACGGCACTTCCGAGACCGGCGAGATCGTCGCGGAAAACACCTCGGCGTCCGATGAAGATCCAAGCTTCGGCACAGTTCCTTTGAATACCGTGAAATTCGGTTCGAAGGTTTTCGTGCTGCCGCTTGAGCTGATCCAGGACAGCAGCGTCGATGTAGTGGCCCTGGTCAACAAGCGCGCGCGTGATCGTATCGGCCGCATCCAAAATACCAGCTTCACTACAGGCAGCGGTTCTGGCGCACCCTTCGGTCTGGTCACAGCTTCCACGGTACGCAAGACCGGCGCTTCTGGCCAAGTCGCCACCATCCTCTATGATGATCTGGTTGATCTTGTCGACTCTATCGACATTGCTTACGACAACGGCAACTTGAAGTTCATGTTCGCCCAGGCGATGCGTAAGGTTGTTCGCAAGCTCAAGGACACGGCCGGTCGTCCGATCTGGACCCCGTCCTACGATGCAGGCATTGCAGGGGGCTTTGTCGACCAGCTGCTTGGCTATGAGGTTGTAATCAACAACGCAGTTGCTGCCCCTGCAGCCAGCGCCAAGTCTCTTGTGTTTGGTGACCTGAACCAGTACATGATCCGCGACGCGATGGAACTCACTATGTTCCGTTTCGAAGACAGTGCCTACCTCAAGAAGGGCCAGATCGGCTTCCTGGCTTGGGCACGTGCCGGCGGCAACCTGCTGGACACTGGCGCAACTGGTGTGTACCAGCACCCAGCCAGCTAACCAGGCAACTGATCTGAGTGGTGCATGACAAAGGCGGCTTCGGCCGCCTTTGTATTTCTCCCAATTTGAAGGAGCCAAATCATGGCAAAAGGTAAATTCACGCAAGCCCGCGTGCTTGTAGCGTTCATGCTGTATGACGTGCAACTGCAGTGTAACCAGCTGCTGGAAAGCGATGAGAAAACCATCAAGGGCCTGGTTAAATCCGGTGAAGTCGATGATAACCCCAAGGCAGTTGAATACTGCGCCAAGGAGCTTGGCCAGAAGCCAGTTCGTGTGCTGAATCCCGAAGATGTAGCCGCAGAAAAGCTGGCCGCAGCTGAAGCTGCTGTGAAAGCTGCTGAGGATGAGCTGAAGGCCGCCAAAACCGACGAGGAAAAGGCAACCGCCCAGACCAAGCTCGATGAAGCAAACGCCGCACTGGCTGCACTGAAGTAAGTCATGGGACTGGAGTTGATCACCGCACCGGAAGAATATCCGGTGACATTGGAAGAGGCGAAGCTGCACTGCGCAGTGGATGCGGATATCACTGAGCTCGATACGCATTTCAGCGATATCTGGATTCCCGCTGCGACCCAGCAGGCCGAGCAGCGGACCGGGCGCAAGCTCATCACGCAGACCTGGAAGGTCACACGCGAGGCATTCCCTGCCAGCGCCATCAGCCTGCCATACCCAAAGCTGCAGGCGGTCAACTCCATCAAGTATCTGGATCCGGATGGCGTGCTGCAGACGATGGATCCTGCAGACTACCAGGTGGTGACTGACGAGCTGATCGGCTTTGTCATGCCGGCATACGGAAAGAGCTGGCCCGGCACGCGTTGTTACCCGGGCGCCGTCCGTATCGAATTCGTTTCAGGCTTTGGCGCTGCTACAGCCGTGCCGCAAAGCATCAAGAACTGGATGTTGATGGCGCTCGGCACCTGGTACAGCAACCGTGAAGGTGTCGTGACCGGCACCATTGTCAGCGATCTGCCTCGCGACTTCTTTGCCGCATTGCTGGACCCGTATGTCATTCCGAGGATGTAACGATGCGCGCTGGATTGTTGAGAGACAGAGGCACGCTGCAGAAGCCAGCAGACGAAACGCAGGACGATTTCGGGCAGCCGGCCGATGATTGGGAAGATGTTGCGGAGATCTGGTTCCAGCTGCTCTACCTGAACGGCAAGGAGACGATCGCGGCCGGGCATGAAAATGCCACCACCGCAGCCAGCGTTCGCATGCGCCGCCGGCCGGTCAGCGCCAACATGCGCATCCTGCATGGCGACAAGATTCTCAGCATCAAGGCAGTACTGCCTGGGCCGCGCAACGAGTACATCGACCTGGCGGTTGAAGTGGCAGACGCGCCGGCATCGCCATGAGCGGCAGTTTCGGCATCAAGTTCAACAACACGATAGCTGCAGGCCTGCGTAGCTTTGCGGCCGATGTCAGGCAGCAGGCCTTGCGCCCCGCAGCATACGCTGCAGCCAAAGTGCTGTATGAAGAAATGCTGGTCCGCGTACCGGTGTACGAAGGACCGGTACCGGTCAGCAAAAACGGGATTGCGAAGATCAAGCCCGGGCAACTGCGTGATTCGATCTACCACTACTTTGTGGAAGACCGGTCCGATCCAGGACGCGTGATTTATGCGATCGGGCCCAACAAGCGCAAGGCGCCGCACTGGCACTTGCTGGAGTACGGCACAGTGAAGATGGCCGCGCAGCCGTATATCCGCCCGACTTATGACGCGAAGATCGAGCAGGCCATGACGGCCGCAGGCTTTCGCCTCGCTGAGAAGATACAGGAATTGCGATGATTGAATCCGATCTGGTAGCCGCGCTGGGTCCGCTGGTCAACAACCGGGTCTATCCGGATGTAGCGCCGGCCAACGTGACGCTGCCTTTCTGCACATACCAGCAGGTGGGCGGCAAGGCCGTCAACTACCTGGGGCCAGAATCGTCGGACAAAAAGAATGCACGGATCCAGATCACGGTCTGGAGCAAGACGCGCAAGCAGGCCATGGAGATCATTCGCGCTGTCGAGGACGCAGTCGTGCAGGCTCCTTTGCTGGGTGAAGTGCTGGGCGCGGCCATCGCCCGTTATGACGAAGCGACGGCCTATCGCGGCGCCATGCAAGATTTTTCGTTCTGGGGATAGCGATGCAGCCACTTGCCAATACCGGCACCCGCTTGTGGGTGTGCAAGACACTGCCGACGACCTACGACGAGGCAGGCTATGAAGCGCTGACCTTTACCCAGATCCGGGGTGTTCGCGTCGCCGGCAGCGTATCGCGTCGGCACAAGACTTCCACCAACAACCCGACCGATGGCCTGGTGCCCAGCAATCGCCGTGTCGGTGCAGAGACCAGTGCGCTGCCGCTGGATCTGATCCGGCTGCAGGGCGATGCCGGCCAGGAGATTCTCAAGGATGCGGTCAATGATCCTGCGTCCTACGCATACAAGATTCAACAGCCCGATGGACTGACGCTGTATTTCACTGCCGAGGCAATCAACCGCACGCTCGGCCTGGGAGATTCGAAAGGATTGTCTGATATCCAGATGACCCTGGAGATCGACAGCCAGCTCCTCGAAATCTAAACATTCCGCCGCGAGGCGAATGCACTGCCCCGGGAAGGGGAAAACCGCCACCCATTGGGTGGTTTTTTTTTGGCCGCTCGCGGCTGCTTTTTTACGAAAGGAAAGTCATCATGGGTGTACGTCTACCTAATGGCATCATCCTGGCACTCGCTACTGCCTACGGTGATGCAAAAACCATCAGCGCTTTGAGCAATGCCAATCCTGGAGTTGCGACCTCCACCGCCCACGGCTTCACGGATGGTGATTTCATCGAACTCACTTCCGGCTGGCAGAAGATCAACGGCCGCATCATTCGTGTTGATGACGCGGACACGAACAGTTACGAGCTCGAAGGCTTTGATACCACCAGTACTTCCCTGTATCCGGCCGGCAGCGGTATCGGCAGCGCCCGCAAGATCACGACCTTCACGCAGATCAGCCAGATCATTGGTCTCACGACCTCCGGTGGCGATATGCAGTTCAGCAACTTCAGCTTCCTGGAGAACGACTTCGAAAGCCAGCTGCCGACGCAGTCCAGCGCCCAAAGCCTCGAAATCGAAATCGCCGACGATCCAAGCCTTGCCGGTTACCAGGCGCTAAAGACTGCTGGCGAAGACAAGGCAATCCGTGCACTGAAGGTAACCATGCCGGATGGCTCATTGATTCTGTACAACGGTTATGTGTCTTTCAATGAGACGCCAACCATGACCAAGGACAGCATCATGACTGTCAGGGCAACGTTCTCGTTGCTGAATCGTCCGGTTCGCTACGCCGCTTAACCGGGCAATGTAGCAGGCCGTCGGTTGATCGCGACGGCCTTTTTCATTTCAGAATAAGGAAAAGTAAACCATGGCCAAGACCAAGTTCAGTCTCAACGCAGCACCCACATTTACATTGACAGTTGCTGTCCCTGTGCAGGGCGGCGCCGACGCCGAGATCCAAATCACATTCCGCCACAAGCAAAGAAAAGAATTCGCATCTTTTGTCGAAAAACTTGAAGGGCGAAAACAGTCTGAGGTGCTTGAAGAGATAATTGCTGCATGGGATCTCGAAGATGAATTGAATAAAGCCAATCTACTGAGGCTTACTGACAATTACATGGGCGCTTCGGAAACGATCATAGGCGCCTATGTTGACGAGATGACCCGGGCCCGCCGGGGAAACTAGAAGCCCTGGCTCGGGCGCTTTTTGAAAAGCCCGCCGATGCTGCAGAGCTTGCAGCCTTCGGGCTCACGCCCGATGACCTGGCGGGTGAGCCAGTGGAGATTTGGCCAGAAAACGAGCTTCCCTTTGAAATATTCGTGCAGCTCCGTACTCAGTGGCGCATGGGTATGGGTGGGCCGATAGGGCTCGATTATGGCGTTTTGTATCACAAGCTGGACCGGATGCAGCTGGATCCTGAGCAGTACGCGCAGGTGGAAGCCGATATCCGGGTAATGGAAGAAGCGGCGCTCGATGCGATGAGCCGCAAGGAATAACCGCACAAGCCCCGGAAGGGGCTTTTTCTTTTGGAGCTGCCATGGCAGATGAAGTCGTCGGACGTGGAGTCATTGAGGTTGAAGTCAATGATTCCGGCGTAGATGCGGGTATCGCCCGTATTGAAAAGACCGTCGACAACCTTGGCATCGTCGCGGCCGCTGCCGGCAAGAAGGCCTCCGAAGGCCTCAACAAGATCGGGGAGGGCGGCAGCAAGGTCGCCTCCCAGGTCGACCGCACCACCAAGAATCTCGCCGATTCCATCCAGCGCACCACGGCCGCCATGTCCGCCGGCGCCAAGGGCACCGCTCAATATTACGAAGCGCTTGCGAAGTCTCGCGGCGTCAATGTCGCCGCGCTCAAGCCGTACCTCGATCAGCTGCGGGACGTCACCCAGCAGACCCAGCTCGCAGCCCAGGCCAACAAGCGCCTGCAGCAAAGCACCGATTTCCTCAACGGCCTGAAGTCCCAGGCTGCCGCTATCGGCAAGACCAAATCTGAACTCCTCTCCATGCGTGCCGCCGAGCTGGGTGTCAGCGACGCTGCACGTCCGATGATCCGCGATCTGGAGAAAGCCGAAAACGCTGCCAACAATACCGGCAAGGCATTCGGCGGCAACCTGGTCCGCAACCTGGTGGCTGTTGCTGCAGGGTATGTGAGTGTGACGGCCGCGCTGGGCGCATTCAACAAGTCGCTGGACAACTTGGCCGCGCTCGATGACATGGCGCAAAAGACCGGCTCAGCCGTTGAAGGCCTGTCCCGGATGCAGAAGGTCGCGCAGCAGTTTGGTGCCGACTTCGACGGCAGCGTCAATGCCGCCCTGAACAAGCTGGCCAAGGGCATGAATGGCGTGGATGAGGAGGGCAGCAAGGTCGTCAATGCCCTCAACGCGATCGGCATCTCCAGCGAATTCATCAAGACGAACGATCCTTCGGCGGTATTCGTAGAGACTGCTAAGCGGCTGCAGAACTACAGCGACGGCGCGGCCAAAGCCGCGCTGGTAACAGATCTCTTCGGCAAGTCAGGCGCC